CATACCACGACTTGATACACCAAGCTTAACCCCGCCTTCAAGTAAACCGCTAACGATATTACCCATAGGAGTATTAAGTATTGATGCTTTTCCCATAACATCATTTCCGCTGAATTCCAGCTTTGTGATTTTATGTGAAACTTTGTCAAGGTTTACAGTTGGTCCTTCTGGATGATTTAACTCTCCAACTGCTCTACCTTGTGAAACCTGCTCGCTGACATATTTGCCAACTGCAGCTTCTAAAATTGTTTTATCATATACTCGGCCATTTCTATTCTTCTTATTGGCCTGCATAAAGACGCCTTCGATTACGAAGTTCTTTTCGCCTTTTTCATTTTTTTCTATTAGTACGTCAAATGGTTGACTGACGTATTCTGATATTAGTTTCATTTAACTTCCTTTTTAGAAAGACCAGTAAGAACATTTAATATTACTTTAGGGTTTAAACCAGCATTCATTAACGCTTGATTAACATCACCCCATTGATACTTTAGCTTATCACCAGATTTTGAATATTTTCCTGGTCCTTCGCTTATAAGTTCTTCTCTAATGCTTTCTTCTAGTCTCATTACTATTCTTGATCCAATGTTTTATCTACCTTACCTAGAGATCCTGCTACTTCGATTTTCTTAGCATCTATAGCATGTGTAAGCTTATTAGCCATAGTGGCATTAAAGCTTGCTTGTGCAGCGACTTTGTCACCGCTTTGTAAATCTTTTATCAATGTTTCTACTGTCATAATTATTTCCTGTTCTTTATATATTTATAGTTATTAATTTTTCTAGAAGCTTAATAGTCTAAATCGTCGTCTTCATCATCAGGCTCATCTGCCTTTTCCTGTTCGATTTGTTTACCCATTTCTTCTATATCGTCATCAGTTTGACGCAATATGTTCTTTCTTACCCATTCGTTTGATACATACTTACCAACGTATTCATCAACAGAAGAAATAAGGTCGAACCTTTCTCTTATCATTTCACTTTCTTTTAGTTCACTAAAATAGTTATCTTCAATAAAGTCAAAAACAATACTTTCTTTCCATTCATCCCAGTCCTGTAGAGTAATAATACCCTTTAGTAGTAACTGAGTTTTAAGTGCTTGCATAAACACATCGGAAAATCTTTTTCTTAATCTATCAATGAATTTCTTAAACTTAACTTCATCTCTAGATATCTCGGTACTTCTACCTAAGCTAAACTGATTCTCTTGATCTAACCTATTAACAGGTACATTAAGAGCTTTATATAATTTCTTTTGAAAATATATGATGTCATCTATCTGACCAAGATTTTCTCCGCCAGGTAGAGTTGAAATTTCAGTACCTCTTCCACCTTCTCTACGAGGTAAGAAGAAATCTTCCAACATTGACATATGTTTTTTATCGTCTTTAATATCACCAGTCTGAGCGTCGTATACCAATTTGTTTCTATATTGGTTCATGATATTACGTAGATATTCTTCTGCTTTACCCTTAGGTAAGTTACCTACGTCAATATAAAAGATTCTTCTTTCTGGTGCTCTACTTATTCTATAGATAACCAAAGAGTCTTCCATCATTCTTAACTGATTAACTGGCTTAATAGCCTTATGTAAATACGATAATATCCTAGCACGGTTTGCATCTAGCATTCCTGATGTAGCATATAATATTGAATCTGGGTGGATTTTAATCCCTTGATCTGACTGGTTCATTCTCTTATTTTGGAATAAGAAGTATTCTTCTTGCTTAGTAATAAGCGTTGCACCAGTTTTTGGATCTTGCTTTTCTTCGATCTCTTTTATTTTACGTAATTGTGTAGGATCGATGTACCTTAATTCTTTGATTCCTGCTTTAGGATTCTTGTCATTTATAATAACGTGATATGGTAACCTACCATCAATATACCACTTTCTGAATATATCATGTGAATATTGATTAAAGCCCATTAACGATAATATTGTATCGAATTCTTCTCTAACTGTATCTTTGATCTTATCAGAGATCTCTAGTTTATCTAATATAATATTAACAGGTGATTCATCATGGTCGCCCACAATTGATTCGTTAACAATGTCTTCAATAGCAGCATCACATTCTGGTTGCGCAGCGACATCCCTGTATTTAATAATCAGGTCAACTTCATTTTTTGCCTTATCGGCATCTTGATCGAGGTACTGTCCAAAGTGACCACCCGAGTTTATAACACCCGCGCCATCATTTTCCGTGGATGGAACTATAGAAACAAGATCATCTGTCCTATTTCTTTTCCTATTTATCTCGAATCCAAAAAAATCTGCCATCATTTACTCCATAATATCGGAGGGGAAACAGTTTCCCCTCGTCTATTATTATTTATACTACTTCTAAGAAGTGGTATTTGATTCCCAATATTGAACTTGAAGCTCTACTGTAAACTCTTCAATAGTATTTTCAGTATCGTAATTTACATCGATAGTTGAAATACTTGAAGGCCAACAACCTCTAAAGTCATACTTCTTAACAACTTCACCAGCTTTATTAAGCTGTTCGACTACTACGTCTGCAATATAATCATTCATATTAGCAAGACCAGTATTCTCTGAGAAGTTATTAATTCCGTTAGCCCACTGCTCAAATGAATTTCTAACAATAAAGTTAGCATCATTGATTATAGTCAATGATAATGGTTCAAATGATCTATCACCTGCCATCTGAAGCTTACGGCCTCTGAATGGAATTTCGATAGATGCAATAGTTGATGCTGGAAGTGAAGCTCCTTTACATAAGAAAGAAGTCAATTCGACATCGCTATTAACGTAACTTGGAAAATTTACTGTTGCCTTAAATAAATTGGCTCTAGCACCACCGCCTGTAAGTTTAGATTTAAAATCGTCTACTCCTAAAATTGCCATGTTATTCTCCTATTACGCCGAAGTACCAGCGATCTCAGTAAATTCGACCCCTGATCTCGTGGCTACAAAGTTAAGTGTAATGAAGTTAATCGATCTTGAAGGCTTGACAAAGATGTCAGCTACAAATTGATTACTATCAATTACTTGACTGTTGTTGTTAGTATTATCGCATACGACTAAGAAATCTGTTAGTCCTCTACGTCCTTTTACATCTCTCAAAAACGGTTCAACTAAATTCTTGAACTGAGCTCTTGTAAATTCATCGTTGAATTCAAATAACTGAGCCTTAGCTGCAGTAGAGATTGCTTTTTCTAATGTATTAAATAATCTTCTTACATTAATTCTATCGAATGATGAAGGCTTACTTAATAAAGTTTTGTCTCCGAAAAGACATGTTCCCTGACCGGGTAGTGACACTAATGGATTAACCCTAGCTTTATATAGAGTATCTCTATCAGCTTGTGTTGGGTTATGTGCTAGTTTAGTAACACCCAATAGTTGACCACGATTTACACCAGCTGGTGAGAACCATGCATCTGCTACTTGATCTGTATTAGCACAAAGTCCAGCCACGTGGCCTGCTGCTCCAATCCATCGGTATTTGTCATTGTATTTATCATAGACATATACCGCAGTTGAATCGCATGCTGCGTAAGAACTTGATGTTAATAAATCTGCAAAGACTTTTACATCTGCTGCAGGAGTAGAAGAACCCTGTGTGTCTGCAATTGGTGGTGATACAAAAGCCATACAATCTTTTCTAGCCGCGGCTATTGAAATAAGATCATTTGCTATTGTATTAGAGCCATTTGCATCTGGTACTGCAAACAATAAGTTAACATCAACTGTTTCTGAATCTTCCAAAAGGTCGTAACCTAATGCAAGTTCTGCAGTTGTTGGTGCGTTATCGTCTGAGCCGCCAGAAAGACTGTCGGTATCTACTGCAGTAAGTGTTCCACTTAAAGAACTCAATCCGGAGATTGCGCTACCTGCACTAGTCAATGATGTGTTATGGTCCATCCATCTAACATAGTTAGATTGAGCGTTAACAACGTCTACATAATAGTTACTTGTACCATCGTTTGCTTTTGCATCTGAACCAATAGACATAAAGGCAAAAGTTTCTAAAACAGTATTAGCTGTTCCAGTAAAATGCCCGTCTTCGTCGATAACAATAACGTGAATTTCATCGTTAAAGCTAGCGCCTCTGCCTAGGTTAGTTGCATAATCAGATGTTCCTGGTTTACCGTCAAACTGTCCTTGGAATGCCCAATCATTAAAGTTTGATGTGGAAACATCGGCTGTAACCATTTCTACTTTTAAGCTGTTACCTAGAACGCCTGGGAATTTTGCTGCCCATTGTCCTACGTTACCTGCTCCAGTACCATAGCTATTGTTAATATAATCGTCATCATTTTTTATCAAAAGACCAGAGCCGTCTGCCGTCGCGTTGTCGTGACCGGAAGCTACTCTGACTACTTTCAATGCATTGCCATATTTTAAAAATGACCCTGCAGTTAGAAAGTATAAGAAAGTATTGTCGTCTGGTGTTCCAAATGTATTTGCAAGATCTTTTTCAGAACCTACAGATATAACTTGGCCAACCGGACCCCAATTAAATGACCCAGCGAATCCACCAATACTGGTAGAAACGGCGGGTACTACGGAACTCGCGTCAATTTCCTTGACTTGAACTCCTGGTGATACTTGAAATGCCATCGCTTTATCCTCTCAAAAAGGTTTGTTTATAAGTTAACATAATACGTTCATAAAAAATGTTACTTTTTTATTCAATCATAGTTATTTATAATATAAATAAACTCTAGAATTGACCATCATGTCTGCCCATAGGGGTTTCAAACCAGATTGTTCCATCTTCGTCTGTTTCAAATTTCGGCTTATCTTCAGCCGCGTTCTCAATAAATCCAAATGGTATCATATCATCTTGGATTGCTTGTAATTGTTCTTTATATAACATGTTCTTCATGTCTATATCTGATATGGATTGGAATATATCAGTGCTTGTAAACCATGCAAACAACACTAAATTCATCATAAGGTCATCATGGTTAGAAGCAGAAGCTTCATAACTAGTACCTTTTGACACAAATGTAGTCATTTCTATAATGGTATTAGCATCATGTATATTTAATTTGCCTTGTTCTATTAAATCTTTTATACTAGAACAACCAATCCTTTTAACTCTTCGAGTCATTGTAGCACCAACTGCATTCTTTTTAACTGCTGATTCTACAAACATATTCTCATATTCTAAATCGTAATATAATCCATTACATACAACAACACCTTGGTCATTACTCTCAACAATAACATATGCTTTATTATATGTCATGGCATATTTATATACTAAATCTGGTAACAACATAGGAGATATCATATTATCTCTGAATACCGCTACTTGATTAAACGGATCTGTGCTTACATCGATAATAGTAAACGTACTATAATCTTGGCCTCGCCCTCGAGCAACATCACATGTAAGAATATAATCGTGCCCTTCAATAGGCTCTTCATATATGAATAGGTTATCCTTAATGTGTATTGGATCTCTTGCCATTTGCGCTAACAAATGATTAGAAGATATTAATGTATTGCCTCTTCCATGGAATGAATTACCGAATTCCTGCTCAAATTGCAGTTCGGATGTATTTGATATAGTACTTGCTTTCCACTTTTCATCTCTTCCAGGAACATCCCACCAATCAACTCTAAACGGTTTAAATTCATTTGTTGCTGTAGAAGCACCTTCCCATAGTTTATGGAATATATTACCCACACCATTTGCTGTAGATGTTATAATAATTTGTGTATCTTTACCAGCAGATACTACAGGATACGTTGAGGTATAGAACTGTGCATCATTTTCTACGAACGCAAACTCATCTAGAAACAATAAGTTAATAGATAAACCCCTTATAGAACTACCTGAAGTAGCCGCAGCAATAATCTTTGAGTTATTACTAAACTCAATCGATCCTTTGTTTAAAGCTTTGCATCCAGGTTGTAAATAAAATGGTAAGTTTTCAAGCATTAATGTTATACGTGATAACATCTCTCTAGCAGTTGCACCTTTGTTTGCTAATATAGCAATTGTTTTTTCTGGGTGAAATACTGCGTACCATAATATATAACCAACTGATGATATAGACTTACCAGATTGTCGACAAGCCAAAACGATAGTAAATCTGTTTTGTTTAAAATGATCAAACATTTCTTCTTGGTATGGATATAAATCAAAAGGTACTAAGCCATCATCGAGTGAAATAACTTTTAAATGTTTACGAGCAAAATATGCAGGATCACGCATACATTTCTGATATTCAATCACTTCAGCTTTAGTAAACTGCGATTGAACTCCGTCTCTTTTTACTGATGGGTTACCTAGATAACCAAACTCATTATTCTTTATCGTCTGTGTCGACATCTATAATATTGTCCTTTTGTAATAACATTCTTTGTAAATCAGTAGTACTACCAACAAAAACGTTATTATTAGTCACTTCCTTCTTTTCACTGTCAGCCGATAAATCTTTCTTCGCTTTTTGTAACTTCATAAGCTTATCTGTAACATCACTCATATTTCTAATATGGTTTGATAATACTTCAAATGCTCTAGGATGCTCAGATTCTCTAGCCAATTCAGACATAGCGTCCATTGACTGAGTTCCAGTGCGTATTAGATCTTTATAAGTTTCTCTAGAAAACTCATAATCGTCTTTTATATCTTTCTTAGTGATTGCAATTGCTGAGACTTCTTTCTTTTTAGAAGGAAGATTTTTAGCAAGCCTATCAGAGAGCTCTTGTTTTTTATCCATAATAATATTTATACTCTATGAAAACGATGATATAGTTGCCGTTGTTGAGGAAGTTCCACCTGTAATTGTTTCGCCAGGTTGGAAATAACCATCGGCTGTATTAAACCCTATCGTATGTCTAACAGTTGTACCGCTTTCAACCACTTCATCAAACGATCCGACCTTGGCAGTAAATCCGGATGTTGAACCTGTAATTGTTTCGCCTACACTGAATGTTCCACTTATACTCGCAGGTAATACTAAGGTTCCAGTTTCTGGATAATTAATATAATCGAATGATGTAACTATATTATATTGCCCTGATGTTGGAGATGTAGTAACCAAAGTATCTGATTCAACTGCTGAAAGAGGATTGACTTTTATTTTCATTCCTTCGAGTAATGCTGAAGTGTTATTTTTATCCATAAAGTCAACATCAATTTCTTTAATAACAGCTTGAGAACCTTTAGTACTATAGAAAGACATTTTCATTGTGAAGCTTAGAGTGTATGTTAATACTCTTCGTGTCATTAAATCTGCTTCATAATCATCATTAATCGCAACGCCATTTAGTACTACGGGAACATCTTGTTTAAACGTAGACCAACCATCAATTGGTTTAATAGTTACTGTATAGTCAGGCTGAAAGAATGGTATGATTTGCTCCATTATCTGAAGCCCGTCATCTTGGTTCTTAGCCATAATAGTTAAATCCATACCAATATTATATGGCACTTGGAAATCTATTTTATCTCTCTTTGTAGTATCAGAGCTTGTGTTGGTTATTTTATTTCTTTTATTCTGTTTCTGATTTAGATCTAAATCTAAAGAAGTAATCTCAAATCCCATACGAGGAAGTTTAAGCGCCATAGACTGATCATTTAGATCTTCTGTCATTCTAGCTAAGAACTTTTGTTTAGGTCCATAAGCTAATGGTACTTTAATTTGATTTAATATACCACCACTACCATCTTTTCGAATGACAGTAATGTTATTAAACAGCGTACCGAATACGGCTACCGATTTTCTGATTGTTGCGTGATAAAAGTGGCCTCCAAACATTAGTAATTATCCGATGGATCTCCAAATGGGTTATTTTCAGTAAAGTCTAAGAATGAATCACCTTCTAGCTCAAAGGCTATATTCTCTCCTGCTGAATCTGTTGGATCTACTAATAGAGGACTGCCTGTATCGCCTATATCATAAACCTTGGTTATATTACATGAACGAGCTGAGGTTTGACCTATAAGAGGTAATGTAGATGATACTACGAACTCTCTAAACTCTGCTACTCCGCTTACACCTATATTTGAAACTTGAATTTCACCAGCCGTGGCTGAAACATTTTTAACACTTTGTACTGTAGCGAAGACTGAAGTAACTTCATCGCCATTAGCATCAACTGTAAGTATTTGCTTGACCTGTTCACCTTGTGTAAATTGATTATTCGCAGTAGTAGAATAATCTAATGTGACTTGGTATGCATTAGTTTCTTCAACTGAATCGATTCCTAGAACACCTGTATCGAAGTCTTCATCATTATATTCATATAGTGAACATTGTAATCTATACACTGGAAGATTAGATAACTGATAGAATGGTTGCTCATGCTCTACGAACATAACTTCAAAGAACTTATTAGACATAGGTAAGAATATTAGATCACCTTCTCTTGGTCTAGGTGAATCATTTATCTCATCCTGTAATCCTACAAACCTATCCCATATCTTACGAGATACTACAAAGTTAACTTCATCTCTTACTTCTAGACCGAACTTAGAATAAAGATCTCCTTGACCTTCAAATCCATCAGTACCTTCAATATATGCTTCTATCATATAAGCATCGTCAAATTTAGAAGCTCTATCTTCTCCTAAAATATTGTCTTTACTTATTGTTTCTCTTGGGAGGTAATATATATCTTGACCAAAAATCTTTAATGATTCAATAATTAAATCTTCATAAAGATTTTGCTCTGATCTTACCGCCTGAGAAAAGTATACATTCCTCGGCATTATTTATCCTATATAAAAGTCGACAGGTTCTTCCCAATTGAGACGAGCTTCTTCTTCTAATTTAGTTATTTCTTCTTTAGCATCATCGAAGATTTGTCTACCGTTAAATGATACTCCACCTGGCATTACCATACCTTCAAACTTAATTAGATTCGCACCCCATTGGTATTTGATTAATGCTGTTGCGTATCTCTTTAAAAAATAGTCGTTGTACACATCAGTATACGTTGCTGGATCTATTACTCTATAACACTCTATTGCTAAATAATTATCGATATGAACATCTTGTTCCCAACTCATATCGATTCTTAATTGATTCTTATGTCTATCAAAGCTAATATGTTTTTCATCAGAATCAATAATCATATCTAATAAAGACAACCATTGCATTTTCATTTCGTAATCTACAAGGTTACCCATATAACCAAGTGAATACATATCATTTAAATGCATCTGATATTTAGCATCAAACAGATTATTAGAAGAGTTAGTATCATTAATAGGCATAACTCTGACTACGTTAGTAACTAATTCAGTAATACCAATAAACTTATTTTCAATATCGCCCTTAGTAATAATTTGAACAGTTGCAGTTGTGCTTGAGCCTGATCCCGTTATAGTTTCATTTGATTCAAATGCTAAACGGTCAATATGCGTTAATGATGTATAGATTATTTTATTACCAGTAGAATTCTTATGAACTAAAGCTGTAGCTCCAGAGTTTGAACCTGTAATCACTTCGCCTACTTGAAAATTACCAGCGACTGCAGCAGTTAGTTGTAATGTACTACCAACTATTTTATGCTTTAAGTAAACTCTCTCAATAGCATCCGCATGATATTCTTGATAAAACTGTAAAGCCTCATCAATTCTATCATCTACTTGATCTTCGTCGATATTAATTTCGATTACAGGATGCCCTAAAGCTCTTTTGCAATATGATATTCATGTCGCTCTACTATTTGGTTTTGCCATATATCTATTTATACCTTTTAATAACCTAGTTAACTAGGGTGTGCTTTCTGCAGCGGCATTGCGTTCTGCTACTGATTGGACATCTGCTGCAAGAACCACAGCATCTTTATCTGCAGGTATACTTGTGATATCAGGATCAGC